TGCCTTTGCCACAATTGCCACAAAGGAGATTGAAGAGTATTCAAAGTATACAAGTAGAGTGAACTCTTTATATTGTAAGAAACATGGCTACGATTATGTATTAGAGAGTGAGCATCTTTCGGATAGGTATGCTACTTGGGATAAGATTCCCTTAATGTTGAGACTAATTGATGATTACGACATTATTTTTCTTTTGGATGCAGACGCTGTGTTTACTGATTTTTCTGCAAAGATAGAAGATCTACTATTATTAGGAACAGATTTTTATATGTTAGATGATTCCTCCCTCAGAGGTAGACCCTTTTCCGTGGGGGGTGGTACTATAATTTGTGTCGTTGATACCCCCGAGAAGAAGGACTACTTTAAAAAAATACTAAATCGGTGGTGGGATCTGGGGGAGCAGTTGGGAATACAATGGAGCCATCATCATGAGCAGACAGCCATGAATGTTTTGATGTTTGAATTAAATTATATGGGGTTGCATGGAAAAACTAGCCTGATGAAGCACCAAGATATTGATAAGTTTATTTTCCATGCCTACGCTCGTAGTATGGAGGAGAGAGTACCTCAATTAAGGTCCGAAATGGAAAAGTTAGGAATTACTTTAGATGGCTAATCAAAAGGTTGCTATAATTACGGTAATAAAAAATGAGTCTAAACGCTTGAGTGAGTGGGTAGATTTTCATTTCAGATTTCATGACATTGATCATTTTGAGTTTTATTTAGATTATCCAGACGATGATTCAGAGGAGGTTCTAAACTCCTTTAAATATAAGTATAATATTCATTATCAGTATACTAGAGAAATAAGGAAAGAAGCAACCCAATGGGAGGGGCATAGCTCACCTGAGCTTGATGCCGAGCAGGAATATTCCTTCTCATTGGGATATAATAAATTAAGACCTCATTTTGATTGGATCATTATAATGGATGTAGATGAGTGGATTGTGCCTACTAACATAAAAGAATATAACTTGAAGCAAACTCTTTTACAAGTTAAAGAAAATAGAACCCACCTTTATCATTTAACTTTTTGTCCCCCCTTTGATACTTCTAAATCTATAATTGAACAAAACTTTTATAGATGGGATCCCGCTCCTTATGTTACCCCAGCGGGGTTAGCGATTTGGCCCAAAACAATAATGCGAGGAAAGCTCGATAAAGACTGTAGCGTGAGTATCCATTGGGGCTCTGAGTCGGTTGGAAAAGGAGTTGAATGTAAAGATTTTGTTTTACACCATTTCCAAAACCATATGTATTACAAAGATGAAGAGTTTTTAACTTATGATGATAGTATATTAAAAATGATAAGGGGAGTGTAGTGGCTAATCAAAGAGAACTAGACGAAGTGTACATGAATATGGCTCATGAACTTTCTAAGCTTTCAAAAGCAGAGAGAAAGAAGGTTGGATCTTTAATAGTTAAAGATACCCAGATTATTTCGGAGGGGTACAACGGAACCCCTAAAGGATTTAATAATGACTGCGAATATTACGATTATGTCGATGAAATACATACTAAGCCCGAGGTTCTTCATGCAGAATCTAATGCTATCACTAAGCTTGCTAGATCGACAAACTCTTCTAGCGGCAGCACTTTATATGTTACCCTGGCTCCTTGTTTTGAGTGTTCCAAGTTAATCATTCAAGCTGGGATCAAGAGGGTAGTGTTCCTTGAGCAGTATAGGGCTGCGTATACTGGACGGGCATTATTGGAGAAGGCACAGGTAGAGGTGGAGCAGCTAACCAGAGGGAAGGTGTAGTGCGTAAATTGAATTTAGGGTGTGGTTGGAATGTTTTAGAGGGTTGGATTAACTCCGATGCTAATCCAACCTCTCCTGATGTTATTCACTTGAATGTTGAGAATAAATTTCCATTCACAGATAATGAGTTTGATTACATTTTTAGTGAGCATATGATTGAGCATCTACCGTATGAGGTGGGATCAAGGTCACTAAAAGAGTGTTATCGAGTCCTCAAGCCCCGAGGAGTAGTCCGAGTATCCACCCCAGACCTCGCATTTCTAGTAGACCTCTATACCAATAGTGAAGCTGATGTAAACAAAAGATACATACAATGGGCAGCTAAAAGTTTTTCAGTATTTTGCTCTAATACTCATGTAATAAATAATTTTGTTAGAGCTTGGGGACATTTATTTATTTATGATGAAAAAACTCTGCGTAGTTCTTTGGAGGCTGCGGGATTTAGGAATATTAAGAGATGTTTAATAAATGAGAGTGTTCATGAGGATCTCAAAAATTTAGAAAATGATAGTAGACTACCAGAAGGATTCGTAGCCCTAGAAACATTTACTCTGGAGGGAGAGAGGTGAGTTCTCAGAAGATTCTTTGGTGCGTGGATATATCTACAGCTAAGATGGATCGTATTATTTATCGAGGCTGGATGCTAGAGCTATTTCTTTATTCTATGGTGAGAAAGGGAGGGGTGAAGGAAGAGGACATCTGTGTTACATTCTATGTCTCTGATCTTAAGGATCCTTATTTCTCAACTTACTACAAGAATATATTCTCTCTATTTCCTAAAGTAAAGATAGCCTTGGATTTGGATATTGGATTTAGTCCTATGTATCAGACGATGGATAGAGGACCAATGGACTACTGTGCAATTAATAAATCCTCTGCCCTCATCTCTGTGTACAAACAAGGATACCATGTGGGGTATGACATGATTGCTCTATTAGATATGGATTGTTATATGTTTGGTGAGGCAGCATGGGATAGGTATCCTACTGTAACTACCTTAACGACCTACCCCACGATGGATGCATATAACTCATGTAAGTTCACTTCTGGGTTACAAGGACAGGAAGAATTTACGGATGATTTTGTAGACATCTGGGGGAACCCCTGGAGGGGGCTAAATCTAATTGATTTAATGAGGAGCATTAGAGTGCCTGAAAGTAATATCGAGAAGATCAAGGCTGGTAGTTACAATATATTTATTCAACAGGAAGACTTCACCGAGGAGGTGGTGTTTGGGTTCCACTATTTTACAATTGTCATTAAATCTTTGATCGCTGCTGCTGGGCATCCCTTCGTATGGCAAGCTGAGATGGTAGCATATCCGCTTGCTCTCGCTGCGTATGGAGTGGACTATGAAGTAAGCGATGCCGTAGAGATCAATGACTGCCCATATCATAGAGATGTGGTCCCAGAGGGAACCTTCTGTACTTATGCATTTGATGGGTTCTCTCAGTCTAGTGGGTCAAGGTGGAACAAGTTGCGTTACCTGGACTCCACACCTTTTGTTGATGAGTTAACCATCAATGCGGGATTGGAAGAGTCTAAGTGTGACGCTGAACGAGCGTTCTACGAATACTGTAGAGAGATACAAAACAACCATAAAATAGAGAGAATAGTCTAAAAGGTGCTTGATTTTGGCAGGAGATATGCTATAATATCATAGGGTAGAGGATGGAGGAACTCATTGAGTATCTAAAAAAACAACAAACGAAGTGGCTCCGTATTCTGAATGAAAGGTACAAGACAGATGGAGGGACTTCCTTAGAAGAGGCTGCTAAAGGCAGACTAACAGCATACACCGAATTACTAACTTGGATAGAGAACCACAATAAACAAGATGAAAACACGACAAGAGAGACGAGAGGAACTGGAGAAAAGACTCAAGCGCATGGAGGAAGCCCACTCTAAGAAGTTTGCTCATATTGCAAGTGAGGGTGCTTATAGAGAGTCTAGACAAGCGATTCATGAAGTCTATAAAGAATTGTTCGATATTGCTCAGGAGTTGGGTGATCCAATTCCAGTAAGGTTTTAATATGCCCTTAGAGTTTTGGATACATGAATGTGTGAGAGATATGTTAGGTGGAAAAGATCTCCACTTGGATCTTCGTAATTATCTTGATGATATTGAGACTTATGTAGGCATTAGAGGTGGGAAGATTGGCTCTCGTCAAATAGCTGCCTTGGCTTTGGCTAATTATCGTGAGCGCAAAGAACTAGAGAAGAAGATTGGGCAACTAGAGGATAGGATGCTTCACACACTAACACCACTACTATCAACCATTCTTAAGAGGTTAACAAGTGAAGCAGGATGGAACCCAGATGATGAACTATAATATGAATGTATTCTCACAACTAGGAGATCAAGTTGGAGCTTTGGTACATGGTAAGCAACGGGCTTATGGGGATTCTTTTGGTAGGAGTGGTGAGTGTCTTAGACAAATGTATCCCGAAGGCATCAAGCCCGAGCAGTATGACGATTTGCTCACTATCGCTAGGATTCTTGATAAACTGTTTCGGATTGCCAATAATCCTGATGCTTTTGATGAGAATCCCTATCAGGATATTGTCGGGTACGGGCTTTTAGGCATGAATCGCCACAAAAAGGCTTGACAAGCCCCTCTACTTATGGTATAATAGGCGCATGAACGCGAGAAATCAGACACTAAATAACGGGGACAAGGATTTTGGAGAAAAACGATAAGATTGAGGCAATGGTTAACGATTGGATTGATGGAGCAGATATGGAAACTCTCGCTGAGTATGCTGCAAGCAAGTTAGCAGAGTGGTACGAAGCCCTTAGCCCAGA